CTACCATTTTTATTTGGTGTGTCATATTTCTGCAAAACAGCATAAAGTACTACATCTTGCGAGTAATCCAAGTCTTTCATCTCAGAAATTATTTTCTGATTTTCTAATGGTGAGATATATCCAGCATCGTATTCAATTAGTATACCTTTACCGGTTTCATTTGGCCCGAGTATTTTCATCCAACTTTTTTATAATAAATACCCCGAATACTGAATTAATTCTTTTTTTCAAAGAAATTAAATAAAGTTTCGTCCGTTAAAACGGTATCTACTATAGATTCTGATAAGTTGGATATAATATTTTTAACCTCTTTTGACCTTACATCAAAAAACTTCTCTACATATAAAGTAATTTCAAGGTCCATGAATGACCTTTTATTTTCTTTTATGCCATTAGTTTTAATATCTAAATCGACTATTGATTCTTTTTTGAATAAATCAGAATTCAAAGAATAAATTTTTTCTTTGATTTGTCTTCTGGTTTTCGAGATTAACTTATCAAAGTCGTGGTCGATTATTGTGGGTTGGGTCCATGAGTTTAGTTGAATGTAGACCGTTTTTAAGTTCTTATAATCAACAGTACCATACCCAATCTTTACATTATTGTGTACACCTATTGAAATAAACTTTCCTTTTTTCATTTAAATTTATCATACTTATATATTTTATGGTGTATTTAAAATATACAGAATAAACTTAACAAATCAAAACTTTTCAATTATATTTAAAAAAAACATATGATAATCGTAAACGTCAATAAAGAGAAGAACCTTGAATCCGCATTAAAGAAATACAAATACAAGGTTCAAAAGACTAAACAAAACGATAAATTGAGGGAAAAACAACAATATACTAAACCCTCAGTTGCTAAAAGAAGTAAAAAGTTAAAAGCTATCTACAAACAACAATTGTTTACAAATCAAGAAAAATCAAATTAAACCGTTTTTCAATTCAATCAACTTGTAGTAATTGTATTTTGTAACCTCTGACTTATCAACCTCTGATTTCACATTATTAAGTTTACTTACAACAGAGTCTTCAGTTGATTCTTTCAAAAGAGAATCGAGTTTATTATTCAACTCTTTTTTAATTGTATTCATTTCCAAAACCAAATCATCGTTTGTCATGGAAACAATCTTATTAAACGTCCCTTTTTGTTCTTCGTTTAAGAAATCTGCGTATTTTATATTAAAGTTATTTACCAACACCGCATTTAACAATGAATGGTTTTCAATTTGAATTGGTGAAGGTTCAACAACTTCTTTTTTCTTTTCAGAAATTAAATGATTTATTAAATTTTCTCTGGCGTCAATTTTAGATGCGATATTGTGCATATTAGACTCTTCAGATAAGATATCTAAGTCATTGTATACTGAAGTATTTTCCACAACAACATCTTTGAGAGATTTACCGAATTCTTTCATCTCTTTTTTCAAAGATTTCATTTTATCAATCAAAATCGGTTCAATAGATTCTACATACAATTTAGCTTTATCTCTACTTGTAATATTAAGATTTTCTATGTTTTCATAAAACATATACATCTCAACCAAAGATTTATTTGATTTTAGTTTTTTTACCAAATCTTTAATTTCACTCTTTTTATTAGAGGTGTACGATTCGGTTAATTTTGTCAATAGTTTTGTTTTTAATTCACCAAAGTTTGTCATTTCAGTTATTCGTTTAAAAAGTCTTTTAGTTTATTTTCTATTTCATAAATATTCTGTTGAGCTTTATCCATGTTAAATAAATCTTTTAAATTTTCATTTTCACCTAACATGCTCAATATATTATGTTTTTTAGTTTCATTTTCACTCAATGGAGCTTCACCACCGGCTGGCGGTGGAGGTGGAGGTGCTCCTCCTCCCATATCTGAACCCATTCCTCCTCCTCCTTCAGGTGCTTCACCACCTTCTTGTCTTTCTTCTTCAGGTACACCATACTTAGAATCCACATCATCAAATACTCCTGAACGTTTAATTACATTTTGTGTATTTGTTAATTCAAATCCTATCGCTCTTTCAAGTCTTTGTTGTTGTAAATCCAACACTACTTCACTATCACTCATACCAAGAATATTCTTCTTAGCCCATGTATGTGAAACAGGAAGAATACCTATTTGAGATTGGTCTGATGTTGCATCTTTATACAAGGTTATTTTTTCTTTCCACTGTTCAATTCTTAATAAATCAGACTGAGCAGATGGATTGGTTAATGATAATGTAAAGTTGTCTAATTCGTCCTCTAAACCAAGTAAATAAAGATGGATTAATGCAATCTTATTTAATTCTTGAATTATTGATTTTTGAATTCTATTAATTGTTCTTGCAAAACGTATATCCATTAACGCAAGAGTCTTACCATCGCCCACAACTTCTTCAAAACCTAAGAATGCTTTAGGAATACGAAGAGCCGCCAACATTTTCTTTTGGATGTATTCAATATCCGCAATCTCACCTAAATTTTGAGCTCCCGCCAAAGTTTCAATTGGATTTGTTTGAGCGGGGTCACGAACAGGTATGAAATAATCTTGGTCTACTGCCATTTGATTATATCTCATATCCACCTGACCGTTTCTTGAGTCTACTATTTGGTCTCTTTTAAATTTGTTTGCAACACGCTGTACATACGCTTCGATATCTTTGTCATCCATGTTACCAACAAAGATTTTGAAAACTCTTCTTTCAGGTGCTCTTGTTGTTCTATAAATCAACATAGCATCCTCAGCTAAAAGTAATTGTTTCCAAATTCTTCTTATTTTATCCAACATAGAAGTACCATAAGGAAGTTTTCTATCATCACCTAACAATCTAAAATGTGCAATTTCCCAAGCTTGAAATTCCAACTCTTTGTTTTTCCATTGGAATCTTAATTCCCTTGTGGGCATCTGCATTGCATTTTGTTGGTTCGGTGTTTTACTTTCTTTACCCTCGTGTCTTTCTATTTCAATATTCGGTAGTTGTTGACAACCTATGATACCCTTTTCAGGGTCAATTTTCAGGTAAACGAAGTTGTCTCCATACTTACACACACCTCTTGTCCACATTTGTAGATTAGTGTTTAAATCTAATCTATTCATGAATAAATCCTCAAGAATACTTTTAATTCTTGTTGATTCTGAAAATATGGTTAAAATTTCACCCTTTTCGGATAAAGTTGTTGATTCTTCAGCGTAGATGTCTAATGCCGCAGAAATTTCAGGAGTAAACTCCATTGATTCATAATCGTAATATGCCGATAACCTGTTAGGTTCATAGTATACCGATTGGTTGTAAAGAGATTGGTCGAGTTTTGTCCATTTATCTGCGATGTATTGGCTTTGTTGTGCTTGCAACATCGCTTTCTCATACTCTTCTCGACTATTTGTTTTTAATATTTGCTCTTTGTCAAAATTGAAAGACGGAGCTTCTTCAGGAGTTACCTTATTAGGAAACCCAAACACCTTTGTTAATCTCTGAAAAACCGTCAAATTACTTTCTGCCATGTATATAAATAGTTTATGAGAATATAATTAATTCTGTTATGATAATAAAGGATTATCTTTTTTTACCAAACAACCATGCGTACTGTTGGTAATTTTCTTTTGTTGCATTATTAGTGTGTCTTGGGATACTTGGGTCATTATCCATGGACATTGAACCTATTTGGTCAAAAGCGGTACCGTAAGAATAAAATGATTTGTTTGGTTCATATGTTCTTTCAGACAAAGTCCATGATTCCAACATCGCTTTATTTGCGTTTTCATTTTTAGTTAATTGACTAAAAGATATGTCACCAACATATAAAGCCATAGACATACTCATAATTGCATCGTCATGAGCTCCTTTCATATGGTCAGGTCTACCATTTATATAAACAAACGTGTTTAATTCGTTCATTAATCTTGTTGACCTTACCTGAAACCCCTTTCTTAACTGTTCCTCAAACGCAGCAACAATTTGTGTTCTTTTATTGTTGAAGTTTAATCCGGGAATTTTCTCCATCGCTTTGGAATTATACTCCCAAATATTCTTGGTATTAATACCATCAATGTAAAGATTTTTGTAGTTCAATTCCTGTAACTTCCTTGATGTAGCAACACCCATACCTCCTGTAATATCGACAACAATAAACGCCTCATATAAAATACCCCACTTGTATGCGATGGATGCTAAATCATCTGGTGGTATTTTTCCAATATATTCCGCAACTTGTTCCCTCTCATCAAAATCAATAATGTTAATTGATGAAAAGTCTTCACTATCTCCACGGGATACGTCTACACCCATAATATACTTGTGACCTTGTATTGGTTCTTTCCATTGCCAAAAGGTACCCTGTATATATTTTTCTTTTGGGTCCCTTATCATGTTTTTAACAATGTTATCTTGAACCTCACTAGGAATTACACCATCACCCGAACCTAAAAAATCACACTCTAATTCCTGTGCAATTTTACGTCTATCAAATTTGAATTTTTTAGACATTGCTTCAAACCATGAAGAAAGTGGTTTATACCCATCCTCTTCATATTGTTTATAATTGGTGATGTCAAAATCGTACATTACAACTTCGTTGTCGTCGTATTGTTCCCTATTTAACATATAGTGAACAATATCCGAACACTTAACCCATCTTAAATCTTTTGTGTATCGTGGGTCTTTAAACCATCTTAAATCCGTAATGTGAAAATCATTAACACCTCTGATTGCTTGGTCATATACACCGTAATAAATCGGGTCAAATCCATTAGGGGTAGAAATTAGAATAATTTTACCACCCGTTGATAATGACGCCATTGATGCTGCCCAAAAATCTTCACCAGCTTCAATATATGCAGCTTCGTCAAATACAAGTATGGTTGGGGTATATCCACGTAATGCGTCCGCAGATGTTGCCACCGCTTTGACCTCACATCCATTGTTTAATCTAAATCTACTTTCAGAATTCTTATCGGGTGAGAACCCAACATTTAACCAATCAGGCCATTGGTCTAAGAAATGTCTAACTTTATTAGCCATTTCAACCGCGGTATCCTTTTTGTTAGCGATAACAAGAACCCTTTCAGGGTT